TATTAAAGCATGAATTATAGTTAATAAAAAGATTAACCATTGTTAACTTTTCTCTTGACTAAAAAATTAACCATAGTTAATATTATCTCACCAGATAACAAAAAAGTCCCAGACATTCGACCGACGGGACTTTTACTCAATGAGTGAGATAAGTATGAATCAAAGAATTGAAAAGTACAAGTTTAGCCAAGCCTTCCGGGATGGCTCGAAAGCTTTTGTAGCTTTCTGGGTTATCACCTTCATTGCATTTGCATTCTTACGAGGCTGTGCCGACGAGCAACACGTCAACGAACTCAAAGCAAAACAGAACATGTATGTGCGTGTGCAAGTGGAAGGAGCTAACTAATGGAAATCCGTATCGGTAAAGAATGGGTTATTCAATCTTCTGGCAATGCAATGAACATCATTCTTGCGAAAGTTCCTCAAGACTTGCAGGACAGCACAGATCCAATTGACCCAATTCGCCTAAGTCAGAAGTTTTATTACTCAACCATTTTTGGCGCAATCACAGGCGTTTTTAAACTCGGCATAGCTGACTCAGAAGCTCGCACATTCCAAGACTTAGAAAAGGAAATACATCGCATAGCAAAGGAATGTCAGAAGGCATTTGACGCAGCAAAGGAGCCCTCTCATGGATAACTACAAAATCACTGCCACTGGACGCTTTGACGAGAATGGCGAACACCACCTTACGTTTAGCAAAGGTACAGATGAAAAAGACCCAGCATTGATTAGCGGTGCGGAGGCAGAACTAGTTGCGCAAGCTAAGAAGTTCATCACATCAGACCATTTAAATCGCTTTGAAGCAGCGGAGGCGCATTTAGAAGGTCATCCTGTGCAGTTTATGTTGGCTAACGGTGATTTCATCGATATTACATCAGATACCACTTTGGGAATCTTTGAAAAGGATGGCGGCTATTCATTTCGCCTCAAACCCCAAACCATCAAGGTTGAACTTGAGCTACCGAAGCCTTTTGAGCCGAAGGTGGGTGATATTTACTGGTTCCTCTCACCCTTCTATAGCACTGGATATGACCACTGCACTTTTGCAAATGACTCATCAGATAAACTGCATGTCCAATATGGCGCATATCGCTCAGAAGACGACGTTAAAAAGGCAGTTGAGCAACTCAGAAAGATACGAGGTGCCTCATGATCTTAGCCCTTTTAGATATCGTGCTGTTTAACCTCATCTTGGCGGTTCACTGGGGGATTATCTAATGAATATGTTAGCCAATATCTCGTTTGATGCTGCTGTATTCACAAGCCTTGAAGCAACTAACGTTGAAGTGATTAATGATGAGATTTACTTCTCTCTAATCTGTCCAGGTAAAGAACATATCTATGTTGTTGGCAAATGCAGCGGCATAGAGAAAGAAAGCTCTTTTGAGTGGGATGAAGGCAATCCTCAGTATGCCCAAGATGTAGTTTTCACAATGCTTCAAGTGACTGAGTTTAGTCGTCCGCACGTTGAGGAATACGAATTTGTAGACGCTATAGATGGTCAGCCATTTGCTCTAACTTCAACTCAGATTCAAGCAATCAATGACGAGTTAGAAGAACTGGCAAGAGAAGAAAAGATTACAGAGTTGAGAGGTGGGTGATGGAATGGATTAGTGTTGAAGACAAATGGCCCGCATATGGACAGTTAATTTTAGTAGTCATAAGCGGTCAAACGCAAACTAGAGTCTTTTTTCGTGATGGTTCTGATTTTAGTGGTAAAGACTGGATTGAGCCTGTTAACGATGATGATTGTCACCACACTACCTGTTGGGAAAAAGTAACCCACTGGATGCCACTACCAGAACCACCAAAGAATTAGGAGAAGATTATGAATGCGCCATAGGCCATTCATAACTCAAATGACGAATGTGGAATGAAAAATGAGTATTGCAACATTAATTTTAGGCCAGTCAGGCACTGGTAAATCAACAAGTCTTCGTAACTTAAACCCAAATGAAGTTTTGTTGATTCAGGTGGTGAAAAAGCCCCTCCCTTTCCGTTCTGCTGAATGGAAGTACCTTTCAAAAGATGGTGGCTCTATTTATGTGACAGATAATCCAGAAGTGATTATTAAGCGTATGCAGCAAACATCTAAGCCAATCATCATTATTGATGACTATCAATATGTTATGGCAAATGAATATATGCGCAGAAGTACTGAGACTGGGTTCAACAAGTTCACTGAAATTGGACGTAAAACTTGGGATGTATTCACAGAGGCTTCAAACCTTGCGGACAACAAACGTGTCTACATTTTAAGCCATACAGAAGAGGCTGAATCTGGCAAAACCAAAATTAAAACTATTGGGAAAATGCTAGATGAAAAAATCACATTAGAAGGAATGGTAACTATCTGTCTTCAAACAGGTGTTATCAACGAACAATATATTTTTCATACCAAAAACAGTGGGTTAAACACTGTTAAATCCCCTATCGGCTTATTTGAGTCTGACCATATTGAAAACGATTTAGAGGCCGTTGATACAGCTATCTGTGATTACTACGGAATAGCAAAAACTGAAACACAAACAACTACTGAAACAGCATAAGAGGCAATAATCATGGGTAACTATCAAGCATTTAATTTGAATACTGAATCAGCAAAACAAGCGGATGCAGGTGGACGTATTGAAACTACTGGCAAATACGTTGGTTTAATTAAATCAATGGAGTTTGTGACCTCTAAACAAGGTACACAAGGTTTTGAAATCAACTTTGAATCAGATTCAAAGGAGTTTACAAACTTCACAATTTGGACTGTCAAAGCTGATGGCACTGCACTTTCAGGTGTACATAAAATCAATGCGATTATGGCTTGTGCGAGTGTTAAAAGCCTCACACCTACAGATCAAAAATTAGAAAAATATGATTTTGATCTAAAACAAAAAGTGCAACAAACATGTGTGGTTGCTCCTGAAATGACTAATAAACGTATTGGTGTTTTGCTACAGCGCGAAAATTACTTAAATGGAAGTGGTCAGCAGCGCCATCAAATGAATTTCTTCGCTTCATTTAATGCTGATAGCGAATTGATGGCTAAAGAAATTCTTGAACGTAAAACTTCACCTGAGCTACTGCCTAAAGCTCTTGATCGTTTAATTGCTATGGGTGATGCACAACGTGCACAGCAAAATGCACCGCAACAATCTGGTGGCTATGGTCAATATTCACAAACTCAAGGTAATCAATCTTCTGATTTAGATGACGATTTACCGTTTTGAATTATTGTCAAGAATCGAGGGCTAATGAAAGCCCTCAATCCTGGGGAGGATTATTATGACAACTTTATATGACATTGGATATGACCTAGCTGAACAGGTTGAGCGAATTCAAGATCTTTTATCTGAAGGTGCAAGTTCAGACAGTGAAGAAGTTCAACTGTTGCTAGAAGGCATGGTTGCTAAAGAAGGCGAATGGAAAGAAAAGTCAAAGCGTGTAGCAAAGTTCGTCCATCAAATGATGTTGGAAGAAAAGCTGATTGCTACTGAGGCACAGCGTCTTTCTGATAAAGCTAAACGCATTAAAAGTACATATGGATACCTTCATGATTTACTTCTAGATCAAATGCTTGAGTTTGGTGTCAGAGAAATTGAAGATCCAGTTCTTTCAATTAAGGTAAAAGAAAATCCTTGGTCTGTAGTTGTGAAAAATGAGGAAGAAATTCCAGCTCAATTTAAACGAGAAAAAACTACCGTCGAAGTCGATAAGCGCGCCCTTCTCAATGCTCGTGAATCTATAACAGATATCAAGGGTATTGAGTTCATTAGAACTAAAAAATTGGCATTTAAGTAAGGTGGCAGCATGACAGATTTGAATAAGGAAAGAGAGGCTTTTCTGAATACCTTCCAATATTACAAAGGAAGAAGAGACATTATTTTTAGTCATGAGCATGAACTGTTTATGACTAGATCAAATAATCCTTCTGAAATTGCTCAGGAAGAGATAAGCAACATAAATAGCCGTTGGGATGCTTGGCTCAGATGTGCAAAGCATCGTGATGCAGAGCTAGAAAAAGCCAAAGCTCAGGCGGTGCCAGAGGGTTATGTTCTTTTACCAAGAGTACCAACTGAAAAGATGTTCCAAGCATATGAACGATATTCAGTCGCGCCGATGTCGACGCTGAGTAAAAACGGATATAAGGCAATGGTTGAAGCAGCAGGTGATCAAAATGAAAACTCTTAAAATTACTTGGCTTGATGCTTGCTCTAATTGTGGTTTTGGCGACTATGCAGAAGTAACAACTGAACGTGGCATTGGGTGCTACTTGTGGGATGGGGACAAGGTTCAGTGTCCTAATTGCAATCACAAGGGTGAAATAGAATGTGATTCAGGGGTTGCCTTTGTCAATTGGGATGAAGTTGAAGAAGCAAGCGAATCGGGAGCTGAACAATGAGCATAACTCTTAACGGACACCAATTAAAAAGCCTTCTCGAATTTGTAAATCCTGATGGCGAAAATGATTTAGATCAACTTGAAACTGAACTAACTATTAAATTCTTTGAAGATGGGCACAGCGGCAAAGGCTATTACTTTTGGATGACCGAATATCCTGAAGAAGGTGCAATGAAGTTGGAAAGCGAATCGGGAGCTGAGGGATGAGTGAAGAATACCTAAAAGAGAGACTTTACTGGGCTTTGCGTTCGAGCAAGACAAAGAAAAAACAACTCAATTAGCACCATGCCACGTATATGGCTTGTACAGGTGCCTCACATGGATATCAGCTTTGTGTTGATCTTGGAGTAGATCCAGAAGGTACAGATTTTGTTAAAGCGGAAAGTAAGGAGGGGTGAAATGTCTAAGTTAGATCAAATGTCAGAACAGGAAAAAAAGGAGCTTTTAGAAGAATTCCTAGAAGCCCCATTAGAAAAGAGTTTTGGTCAGGAAGCGGTAGCATTGTTTTTGAAATGCTCTACTCATACTTTGCAAGCTATGCGTTGTAATGGTAGCAGCCTACCTTACTCAAAAGTCGGCAGATGTGTTGCCTATCAAAAGGCAGATGTGCTGGCATATCAAGCTTCAAAGAAAGTATTTAATACGGCTCAACTGGCAAGAGCTAGTTAGTCAAAGGGATTAAGTTCGCCACGATAAACGGCTTCAATGTCATTCATGGCCTTGCGAAGCTTTTTAATCGATACCTGAACGTAATTACCAGTGACATCATCACGAGCGCCGGATCTATGATTGAGAAGGCGCTTAATTGTATATTGACCATAGTCAAGATTATTGCAGATAGTAGCAAATGTTCTTCTTAGGTCGTGTAGTGAAATCTTAATACCAGTTTGTCTCTCTACATAGTCAAGAACGCCATCAGGAGTAGAGATATAACCCCCACCATTGCCCTTTCTAGAAGATCCAGCAAATACATAATCACCTTTCCGGTTTTTATATCGCTCTTTCAAAATTGCCCACAATTGATCACCCATAGGCAACAAATGATCATCTCCATTTTTTGGGTCCTTGAATACAAAGGTGCCTTTTTCAATGTCAACTTCTGACCATTTTAAGGTCTGACCTTCATCCCGACGGCAGCCAGTAAACATTACGCATAGAACAAGGTCTCTAGTTGAGTTAGTAAACTCGGTTAGCCTTATAGAATCCTCGCCACGATACTCCATTACTGCCTTGTAAAATACAGGGATTTGATCTTCATCTAGATGGCGTGATCTTGGTTTAATCTTATTCCAGCCCCTTTTAGCAGGGATAATATCTACAGGGTTGGTTTTTAATATTGGATTTTGTTCAGTAGAATAGTGAATCTTTGCAAATGTCCAAATTGAGCCAAACATCTTTAGAGATAGGTTGGCTTGCGATTCACTATACTCAGAAAGCTTTAAAAACTTTTCAAATACTTCATCTTTGGAAATTTCGAAAATATCTTTATCTTTCCAGTCATAGAGAAAGGTTCGAAAACTGTGGTTATAGGTATTAATTGATAACTGCTTAAGCTTCTTATGTTTTAAGTAAAGTTCAAAAGCTTCTTGAAAGGTTGGGCTATTTTTTGCAGGTTCACTTTTAACTTTATATTTACCTGTGGCAATTTCGGCCAGAAGCACTTGGGCTTGCTTTCTAGCTTCTGCTACTGAAAACTCATTTGTTTTACCAATTGTGATTCGATACAACTTGCCTTCATTACGTCTCTCTACAATAAAAACCTTACTTTTTGTTGTAGCCCGAACAGCAAAGCCAATCAGGTCAGAATCTCGATAAATCTTTTGACCAGACTCGGTCAAAGGGATAGCATCTACATTTGTTTTATTAAGCTTCATTTTTGGACCAAAACATGAGTTTTAAACTCATATCTTAGGTCCAAAATAAGCAACAGTCTACATATAGTCTACACAGCTATTTTAGATAAACATCAATAAGCAATTTACTATATTTTTTTCAATTACTTATAGAGCATTATCATTTCAATACTTTAGAAACGCCAGTTATAGAATAAATCTATTGCTCGTTCTAAAGATTGACTTGCTTCCAAAT